ACGGTGGAAATTCTCAAGCATCTTCTTTTATTGGAACCGATCTTAGTTTAACCGGAGCTGCAGTTACAGATGCAACAGGTTCTGGAGCTAATGGAGTAAATGCTGCAAGTCCGAATCCTGGAACAAATCAAAAAGGTGGAAATGGTTTATCTTCTGATATTACTGGTTCTTCTGTATTATACGGTGGAGGAGGTGGTAGTGCTGGAGGTAATGGTTTTGAGCAAACTCCAGGTGGCCCAGGAGGTTCGACTGGCGGAGGAACAGGTGGTAAATGTTGTTCTTCATATACAGCAACAGCTGGAACTAATGGCTTAGGTGGAGGAGGTGGAGGAGGCGGAATTCAAGGATGTGGGCAATTATATTGCGCAGGAAGAAATGGTGGTACTGGAAGAGTAATAATTAGTTACCCGGGTGGGGCAGCTAGGGCAACAGGAGGAACAATAACGGCAAGCGGAGGAATCGTAAGACACGATTTTCAAAGCTCAGGTAGTTTTATATATTAATAATATGGCTTATTTTGCAAAAATTGAAAATAATATAGTGACATCAGTTATAGTAGCTGAACAAGATTTTATTGATACTTTATCTGATAAAGAAAAATGGATTGAAACATTTGATTTACCAATTGAATCAAACCCAAGATTATACTATGCTGGAACTGGTTTTATTTATGAGGCAGACAAAGATAGATTCATACCTTTTAAACAGTATAATTCGTGGGTATGGGAGGATACATTAAAAAATTGGATACCTCCAATTCCATTACCGGAAGATGATATGGATTGTGATGGAGATATATGTAGATGTAATATTTGGGATGAAGCAACCTTGTCTTGGAAACATATTGAACGAGAATTGCCAAGTGGTAACATTATAGGATAATTACCATTTTTTTAATGGGCATTGGGTATGTTTTAATCTTTGTTTAATTTCTAAAACACAATTACATTCTGTACAAATGTGTACACTTAATCTTGGTTTTTTAAATTCACATTCATTACAAAGTTCTTTTCTTTTTTTAAATTCTTCTTTTGTTGCTAATACTTCTGTTGTTCTACAGATATATGAAAAAGCATCATTTAATTCTTTCAAATAATATTTATCTTTTTTCATAAAATTTTAATTACTCAAATGTTAAATTAAATGCTACACTTATTCTTTCTTTATTAGAAAAATTAGGTTCTACAAAATGTAATGTTTCAGATGGAAATAAATAAAGTTGATATTTTTTTACATCAAAAGAATAATTAGAATGTGCATTCGCATCCTCTATAAATGGGTAATTGTTATCATATGATTTTAAAAGATCCGCATTTTGAAAAACAAGTTTTCCTGAATTTTTAGGAACTTCTATGTAATAAATACCTGAAAAATTTCCAATATGATTGTGCATTTTATTATAATGATTTTTTTTATTACAATTAATCCAATACCCTGAAAGTTTTATATCAAATTTCTTTTTTGTTTTAAATGTATTTAAAAAATTAATTATAGGATCTATAAATATATCGTTTAGTATATTTTTATCATCTACCGTATCAAATTTCTGAGTTTGAAAACCACCCACATTACTTACATATGTATTTTTATTGTGTTTAATTTCTTTTTTAATAATATTTTTAAAATAATTTATATATAAATCATTTTTAATTTCAGTTGAAAAAACAGTTGTTTTAAATATATCTATAACTTTATTCATTTAAAATTATCTCCTGTAATCCAAGTAACCAATGAATTTCTTTCTCCTTTTGTTACTGGAGTAACTTCATGTAATATAAAACTTGGAAAAATAACTAAAGTTCCTTGTTTCTTACTCATTAAAGTTCCTTTATCACTTTCGTATAAATATAATTCTCCGCCCTTATAATTTTTTGGATCACTTAGTTGTATAGAAATAGATAATTTTCTAACTCTACTATTAAATCCTCTATCTACATGTTTTCCATATTTACCAGAAGGCGCTTTGTAATTTGTAAATTGAAACCCTTCAATGAAACCAAATAAATTAAATTTAAAAAATTTTTCATTTAATTCAAAAACTATATCGGTTGCTTTTCTAAAAATCCATTCCGTGTCTTTTCCTACCTCTAACCATTTTATATTACTATCTCTAATTGAATTATCTAATTTATTTTCTTCACTTAAACCTCCCTTAATAAAGGATGATTTATTTGAAATTGATATTATTTTTTTGCATTCTTCTTTAGAAAAAACATTTTCTACATACGCAAAACTATTTATTTCATCTACATGGAATGGCCATACTAAAGTCATATTATATTCTTCTTGATTGTGGTATTGGTAATTTTAATATATCTACATTATTTGAATTAATTATTTCAAAAAAAGTAATTAAGGTTAGTCTTTCTTCTAAAGAATTTTTTTCTAAAAATGGTTGAGCTGCATGATATTGTTGTCCATCAAATAAAATTAATCTATTATAAACTGAATTAAAAGATATGGATTCTTCAAACTGTTCATTATTATTATTTTTTTCTTTAATAGCAATATCTTTATTTAAACCATTTTTAAAAAATTCATGTTTTGTTTCTGTTCCTTTTATATTTCCATATACATTTTTAGGTACATATAAGGAGGTTCCGCAATTTTTATATTTAGATAAATATATTATAACTGTAAATTCATTAGGATCTCGATGAACCCATCCGTCTGCTTTTAAATTATTTGGAACTCTTTGAAAAAATTGACTTGCTATCCATGATATATTTTCTTTTAAAACTTCATTCGGATATAACAAAGATATTATTTTTTTACACGACCATTCAAAAAAACCAGGATCTATTAAATGCAATGATTCAGTTCTAGTTCCAGGATAGTTTGAATTTTCTTCTTTAAGAAATTTACAAGTATTTGCAAATTCTATTACTTTATCTGGTTCATTAAAAAAATTATCTACACAAAGTGTTGGCCAAATCATTATTATTTTTTTTTATATTTAATTATATACCAATAATCTACATGTTTTTCAAGCGAAACTAATAAATATAGCATTTAAGCTATATTTGTGTATATTAACAAATTATGCCCTTACAAAAGATTCAATTTAAACCAGGTTTTAATAAGCAGCAAACTTCTACCGGGGCTGAAGGTACTTCTACATTAGAAAACAAATAAATAGAAATTAATATGTTTTTGTATATAATGGAGAATTATGCCACTAACTCAATTAAATTTTCAACCTGGAATAGACACTGAAAATACTCCTACAGGAGCAGAAGGTAGATGGATTGATGGTGATAAAATAAGATTTCGTAAAGGACTTCCTCAAAAAATAGGTGGCTGGATTAAATTTAGTGAAGCCTATTATGTAGGAGTAGGAAGAGCTTTAGAGCAATGGTTTGCTTTAAATGGTTCTCGTTATGAAGCTTTAGGAACAGATAGAAAAGTATATACTTTTGCTTCTGGAACTAATCAAGATATTACTCCTATAAGAGAAACGGCTGCTCTTGTTAATGCTATTAGCACTACTACGAGTAGTGACATTATAACTATCACGGATGTAAATCATGGGGCTATACAAGGTGATTTTGTCACACTAAGTAGTGTAAGTATCGATGTAGGTGGAATTGTTGCGGCAACTTTAGATGCTGAATATGAAATTTTAAGTATAGCTAATGTAGATGCTTATACTATTCAGAGTAGTGCTACAGCTAATGCCAATACAGGTCCTACCGCAAATTGCACTGCTACTTATCAATTAAATATAGGTCCAGATGAACAAACTTTCGGTTATGGTTGGAATTCAGGAGCTTATAGTGCAGGTACTTGGGGAACTCCTAGAACAACCTCTAATGTAACTATTGATGCAAGGTTATGGTCTATCAATAATTGGGGAGAAGATTTAATTATTACTCAAAAAGATGGTGGAACTTACGAATGGGATCTCTCAGGAGGAATGTCAAGTAATAGAGCTACTGCTATTGCTAATGCTCCTACTGCTTCTACTTTATCAATTATATCTACAGAAACTAGACATGTTGTCTGTATGGGAACAGAAACAACTATTGGTGATATATCTACTCAAGATAAAATGTTTATTCGTTGGTCAGATCAAGAAAATTATAATTATTGGACACCTAATGTAACTAACTCTGCTGGTTCTCAAAGAATAGCAGGAGGAAGTGAAATAAGATGTGCTCGACCTGCTAAAGGAACTATCTTAGTATGGACAGATACTACCATGCAATCAATGTCTTTTATAGGACCTCCTTTTATATTTGGATTTAGACAATTAGGTAACGACTGTGGAGCAGTAGGTCTTAACTCTGCGATGGTAATAGATGATGTAGCTTACTGGATGTCAGATGGACAATTCTTTAGATATGCGGGATCTGTTCAAGAAATACCCTGTCCTGTATTAAATCATGTATTTGAAAACATTAATAAAACTCAATATTCTCAAGTTTATGCTGCACAAAACTCTAATTTCTCAGAAGTAATATGGTACTACTGTTCTAGTTCCTCCGATCAATGTGATCGATATGTCATTTATAATTATTTAGAAAACTCTTGGTATTTTGGAACTATGAATAGAAGTACTTATCAAGATAACGGAGTTGAATTAAATCCATTAGCTACAGAGTATTTAGCTAATTCTAATGTTACTACTATTTCAACAATTAATGGATTAACACCTGGTAGAAGTTTAATCTATGCTCAAGAATCAGGAGTGAATGCTGATGGGGCTGCTTTATCAGCTTATATTCAGTCAGGCGATGGTGATATAGCTGATGGTGAAACTTTTAGTTTTATTAATAAAATTATTCCTGATTTTCAAAATCAAACAGGGAATACTATAATCACTTTAAGTGTTAAAGATTATCCTAATGATTTGGCTACTGTAGGAGAAGTATTAACCGTTAATGACACAACTAGGTTCGTTAATACACGTATTCGTGGTAGACAATCTAATATAAAAATACAGAACAATGATATCGGAGATAATTGGAGATTTGGTACTTTGAGAGTAAATATAAAACAAGATGGAAAAAGATAAATATACTATAAGACGAGCTAGAATATCAGATGCCATTAGAATAAGGGAACTCCTTAAGACGTGGCTCACAGAAGCTCCATTTAACTTCGGAAACACCAATAATACTAAAGCTTTAGACAATATAGTATTTTACATTAAGAATAGTTTTGTTATAGTAGTAGAATATGAAAATATTATTGTGGGAACACTAGCTGCCACAGTTGATGAAACATGGTATAGCGACAAGAAGTTTATGAGAACTTTATGGTTACATGTTAATCCTAAGCATAGAAATTTTAGGATTTTTCGGTCTATAATGATAGTTTTCAAAGAATACGCATTAGCAAATAGAGTAACTGCTATATGCGAAATCTTTCAAGGTAAAGACGTTGAAAGAAAAGACAAGGCTTTTATTAAATTAGGATTTAAAGTAATCGGAGGAACTTATATAGTCAATGGGTAGTATTTTCAAACCAAGTGTAACAACGGTACAGGCTCCATCGCAGTCATCGACTAGCTACGATATTCCTGCTTACTTTAAAGAAATTCAAGAACGAACTTTAAGAAAAGGAGAAACTGAGTTTGCTAAACCTTATCAAGCTTACACGGGTCAACGTATAGCAGGTCTTGATCCTATGGAAACACAAGCTGCTAATATATATCAAAATCAAATTCTTCCACAATCAGGACAACTCGCTGGCATTGGTGCTCAAACATATGACTCAGCAACGGCAGCTGCTTACGCTAATCCTTATCAAGATCAAGTTATCTCAGGAGCTTTAGGAGATTTACAAGAAGCTTATGGTCAATCTCAAAAAGGAATGAGTGCCCAAGCAATAGGTGCTGGAGCTTTTGGTGGATCGAGACAAGGAATAGAAAATGTATTAGGACAAGAAAGATATTTAGATACAGTAGGAGATACTTCTGCAAGATTAAGACAAGCAGGTTTTGAATCAGGTGCAAATAGATTTGCTCAAGATAGATCAACACAATTACAATCTGCTCAAAGTCAAATAGGAGCTTTAGGACAAAGTGCAGCAGGACTTGCTGGCTTCGGAACTCAAGCTCGTGGTTTACAGCAAGCAGGATTTGCTGAAGACTATCGTGACTTTATAGAACAAAGAGAATTTGGTGGTAATCAAGTTAAACAAATGATCGGTGCTTTATCAGGAGCTCCTATAAGAAGTTATGGAGAAGAAAGAACTGGTTATACTACTACACCATACGCTAGTCCAAGTATCGCTGGTCAAATAGCTGGAGCTTATACTGCTTATAATTCTGATATAAGATTAAAAGATGATATTAATTTAATTGGTAAATCTCCGTCTGGAATTAACATTTACACATTTAAATATAAAGGCGATGGTAAAACATATCAAGGAGTTATGGCTCATCAAGTTCCTCATGCTTCTATTGTTAATGATGAAGGTTATCTAATGGTAGATTATAATAAACTTGATGTAGAGTTTAAGGAGATACATTAAATGTCAAGCGAAACTTTTGTAGAAGAAGAATTTTTAGGTCCTGTAGATACTGACACTTCACGAACTGCTTTTTTAGGAGAAAAACCACAAGTAGGTGATGCTTTTGAAGCAGTTGATAAAGATAGTTATGAAGTAAAATTAAATGCTAATGAAAGAATAGCTGCAGAAGTTCCTAGTTTAAAAGAAGAAAATGAACTTCTTAAAATTAAATTAGGTAACGCTTTAGGAAAAGTAACACCGGGAGGTAAAAAAGATTTAATAAATATAGATACATCTTCATTAGGTTCTTTTGCCTCAAGTATAGGTGATTCTTTTATGAATATAGCTAAAGAAGTTCCTAAGAGAAT